AAAGAAGAAAGAGACTTGCAGAGATCCGTAAACACGATCCATTTATCTATGAGGAATGAATGATGGCACTATATACTATTTACACCAGAGATCTATGTGGCTTTTGTGATGCAGCAAAGGCACTTATGGATTCATTAAGTCTTCCATACGAAGAACTAAATCTTGAATCACATCCACACCACAGAGATGAGTTACTTTCAAAAGTACCTCCTGGAACAACTACTGTTCCACAAATATTTGTTGGTAACCTACACATTGGTGGCTTTGATGACTTCAAAGTATATGTTGAGGAATCAGTACAGAGCGGAAGATAATTTATTATGGTAAAATTGACAATAATGGACAGTGGTCCAGAAAAAAATGAGTTGAATAAAAATGCTTGGGGTGGTACCGAGCTTATGCAAAATAGATTGTATAAGGAGATGCCAAAAGATCTGATTGATCAATTCCAAATTATTTGTTCAAGACCTCGTAAGCTAAAAGAAGATAAGAAGAAGATACTTTGGTGTCATGATCTAGCACAAGATCCTGAAGTTGAACATCTGAAAGATGGTGGTCATGAGAAGTATGACAAACTTGTGTTTGTATCTCATTGGCAATTTCAAGACTATATGTATCATCTTGGTATACCTCACTCATCAGGTTATGTTCTTCAAAATGCTATTGATCCAATTGAAGATCATGAAAAGCCAACAGATGAAATCAATCTCGTATACTTTTCAACACCACATAGAGGGTTGGATATATTGGTTCCTGTGTTTGAGGAGATGAGAAACAATCACTTTCAGAGTATAAAGAAACCAGTTAATCTACATGTATACTCTAGTTTCAAGTTGTATGGGTGGCCTGAGAGAGACAAGGAGCACAAAGCATTAATTGATAAGTGTAAGAACACAGAAGGTATTCATTATCATGGAGCTGTACCAAATGCAGAGATGAGAGAAAACCTGAAGAAGATGCATATCCTCGCATACCCATGTGTGTGGCCTGAGACAAGTTGTATGGTTCTCATGGAAGCTATGTCAGCAAAGTTATTATGTGTTCATAGTTCGTTTGCTGGGTTACCAGAGACAGCTGCTAACTGGACTATGATGTATCCAGTACATGAAGTAGCTAATGATCATGCTCAGATCTTTGCACAGAACTTGTTTAACGCAGTATCATTAGTAGATGATAGTGCACTACAAGATAGATTACATATGCAGAAGCAATACACCGATGCATTCTACAATTGGGATGTTAGGTCTATGCAATGGAAGATATTTTTGGAAGGCTTAGCAAATGGGGGTTGATATGTCACCAGAAGAATTCATGGAAAGAAAAAAAATAGAGTCCGGTGCCAATCTGGTATGGGATAAGATATCTGACCAAGGTAGATATAATGTATACAAAACTGTAACTGAACTTCAAGAGCTGCTTGAAACTGTAGAAGATGAGTTTGCTTTAACAAAGAAACAAAGAGAGTATGTAAAAAGAGTGAGGTTATCCTGTGACAAAGTATTCGGCTCCTACTAGTGAAAAACTAACACCAGACAATCAAGAAGAGTTCAGAGAGTTCCTAATTGAACAAAGAGAGTTAGGAATGGCCGATCGTAATGCTGATTGGTTTGATTATCTACTTGATAAAGACTTCTGGAAAACATATCCTATGTGGACATTCTCAAAGATAGATGGTGAGATATGGTGTTGTGCAGCTGTACAGAAGCATAACTTTCCTGTTGGTATCTATAGAGTTATGTCAAGACTTTATGTAGCACCTAAGTTCCGTAAGAGGACCAGTGAGCTACTTGGACCGGTTCAGAGAGGCGTATACAAGGCTGATTGGCCGGCTAAATCAGCTTATTTGTTTCCTACACAAAGAGAAATGGCATCATCTGGTAGAAACTCTATGATCATGACAATGGAACATGTCCAAAGAATAAGACCATTGAATGTTATATGTAAGTTTTTTAATAAGCAATACAATACGAGCTTCAATGTAGTCAAGGACAAAATGTTCAAGACATTCTCAGATGAAGACAATTGGAAAGCATGGCAAGTACTTGCATGGGAAGGGAATCACACCCCACCCATTGAGTATATTAGTGTAGATGAATGGAAAGAAAAATTTCCAGAAGCTACTCTGTCGATTTCCAAGTAATAGCTTTTACGTCTTTACCAAATACAATCACACAAGCATTGACACCTCCATTAGCTGGAGCAAGCTCAACAGCATGGACTACTTTTAGTACTGGATTGTAGAATATCATACCTATTGTATTGTGTATTGGATCATTGTATTTAAAGACAACTTGTTCGTTTTTATCATCAGTAAACTTTTTTAACATTGCATTTGTTTCCATGCATGCTGCTGGTTTACTGCTCATGTATCCACGATCTTTAGAAAATGCTGCTGTACTAATAAACAATGAGATTAGCACACCAACTAATATTTTATACACTGTACTTCTCCTTATAAAGAGATCTATATTGTTGAAAGAGATTGATATAGTCATCTCTCTTTTCAATAAACAATTGGGGTTCATCTTGTTCTACAGCAATAACAGTTACTATTCTTGAGATAGGTATCTTAGTACGTTCTTCAAACATAACTGCATAAGCTGCTTCTTGCATAAAGTAATTGTGAATCCAAGACCGCTGCTTTCTTTTGTTAGCTGTCTTGAAGTCAATGATGGCAGGCTTACCTTTGAATGTACCAATACAATCAACACGACCTGCAGTCTCAAGGTAGTCACTATACAATGGACATTCTATTGCATAGACATTTTCTAGGTAAGTATCTAATATAGGCTTTATCTGTTTGAACATAAACAGATTAACTGGTAGTACATTCTCAAAGTCTAGTTCTTTGTTGTTAACATAGTCTTCAACCAACTTATGCACCTTAGTACCTCGTGATGAGGCCTTAGATGATATCTTATTGGCTTGTTCGTTACCAACTCTCTTACGCCACTTCTTGATACTATCAATAGTGGCTAGACTACACACAGTAGTTACAGAAGGATACTTATTGCCTTCTGGTGTAAGATAAAATCTTTTCTTATCTTCTGTTACAGTTTCAAGTTCATCAAATTCAACTAATGTGTGCTTAAACATACCCAAGGTTGCTCTTTTCAATAATATACTCCCGGACTATACCGGATCTCACTATGTCATCTACTCCAAATTCAAAACTTGCAAATGACTCGATGTTATTTAGTATCTTTTGAAACTGCTTCAAACCATTCTTATCTTGTTCAAGAGTCAAGTCTGTTTGTCTGTAATCACCGCAGAATATTATCCTACAGTTCTCACCTACTCTGGTTATAAGACTGTCAAGCTCATGGAAGTTCATATTGTTCATTTCATCTACAACAATAACACAGTTACGGAATGTTGTACCTCTTACAAAACTAGTAGTGATAAACTCTACCATGTTCTTGTTAGATAGTATATCATATGCATCACCACGTCCGTATAACTCACTGGCTATCTGTCTATATGGCTCTGAATAAACCGCAGACTTCTGCTGCCAATTGCCAGGCAAAAACCCCATGTCTCTTGTGGGGACTACTGACCTGACTATGAATACTTTCTGAGGCCCATCACCAATAGGATTGTTCTGTATCTCATTCAATGCAAGAAACATTGAAAGGAAGGTCTTACCTGTGCCTGCCATACCATGTAACACTAGGTGCTTACCAGACTCATATGCATCCATAACTTGTTCTTGAGTATCAGTTAGATCAAATGCACCTTCAATGTCAATAAGATTGAACTTACCCTGTCGCACTTCATTGTGTTCATCCAACAGCCCATCCTGACGCAGCATACGCTTCTGACGCTTAGTTAATCTACGAGCCATGTCAAATATCAATCGTATTACCGGCGCCAGATCCTTTTTTAACAGTCTTCAGAAGGTCCTTCCATCCTGAGTCTGTCTTGAAGCCTCCAACACCACCAATAATGTTAGGAGCTGTTATTACTTTTCTTAGATGGGGATGTCGTACTAAGAGCTCTTGGAGTTCTTCCCACTTTACATTCACATCATATGTTTTGTTTGTCTTGGTGTCTTCAATAGTATAAGTTGGCACTAGATTTCGTCTTCCATATCCATAATATATTGCACATCTTTTGTACGAAGAGCTGCATTCACTTTGTTTTTCTTCTTACGAGCATTGATAGCTTTTTTGAACTTCATAGACTTCTTCTCTTCTCCTTCATCATACTCATACATGAAGGGGGATGATTTGACGGGACTCATATTAGCCTCCTATTTTGTTTGGATCTGGGGGAAAGCCTTTTCTACCACACCAGTGGAAACACCTTTGATTGCTCCACTTTTCATTTCTAAAATTAACTTAGCATCCTTGGGGGCTACAGTTTCAAGGAGCTGTATAAACACTACCTCTCTTCTTGCTGGTTTGATTGGTTCTAGTATATTACCATCAACTGAAATGAAGTACTTCATCATTCTCATCTTGCCTATCAAGGCACCTTCGAGATCTGTTCCTTCACCATCTTCCT